AATGTAAAGAAGCAGCAGCAACACAGATTGCTTTACAGCAACAACTCACTGCTAATAAAAGGCTTGACTTTGAACTCGCTCGTCTCAAGACCTGTGGAAATTTGATGAAGGAAGGTATTCTATTCACTCCTGGCACAGAGATGGCAAAGTTATGTGCTGATGTGACTGTCATGAATACAACAGCAATCGCTCCACACCGTCATTCTATTCCTGCTCCTATTTCTAGAGACGCTAATGACTTAGGCGGAACTATTTCCTCAAGTCCCGCTGCAACTGGCGTCTCTCAGAAACAGAAAGCACCTCTTCCTTGACACCTATCTTATCTTTTGCTTTCTGAACTACCTTTTTCACTAAAGGTTTGATGAGTTTCAGTAGCAATTCTGCTAATGGTTTACCAAATACTGCTGCTGATGCTGCTGCGACAGCAATGGTAACTGTTGTTGATACTTCTTCTGCTGATGGTAGATACTTCTCTACAAATGTTGGTTCTTCTACTAACTCTACCGTCTCTGTTTCTTCCTCTTCTGTTACTGTGACGATAGGAACATCAGGTGTTGGAGGTTTTAAAGGGGTCTCTGGTAGTGTTGGGGGTTCTGGTGTTTCAAGTTTAGGTGCCTCTGGAACTGGTTCAGGTGGACCTGTGAGCACCATCTGATTGGGGTCATAGTCTGGTGGGTTGAACGATGGCACAGTGGCATCACAGATGGTCACGTTGCCTCTAGGATCATTCAACGCATCGTTTGGATTGACCTCTACACACCCAGGAACATTAACAACAGGAGTTCCTATTGTGACAGTAACTGGTGGCGATACATCAGTAATGACTGGTTCAGGAAGACCAGTAAAAATACTCCTGACTGGAGGAATACCAATCTCCCTAATAGGTTCAACTTTCACATCACGAATATCAGGCATCAGTCTTTAAAGATATTAGCAAGGGCAGTGAACAGGTGAAAGAAAATCACATACAAGAAAAACTTGTCTTGATTATCATTTCGCTTTTTAACCGGTGCTGATCTAGCCATAGTCTAGATATAAAACTTCATTACTATTTAACAACTCTCACCGTTCTGTCAGAAAGGCAACACACCACCAGTTTGTGCTGGAACCTCAACAGGTGCTGGAATTTCAGGCATAGCAGAATCAATCATACCAGGGAGTGCTTGTGTAACAGCATCTGTGACTGCCTTGGTTGCCTTTGCTCTGGCATCTTCGATGAGAGCATCCTTATTGACATAAAGATATGCCCCACCACCTAGAACTGATAGTGATACCAGTCCAGATAGTAGAGCAATAACGTTAACTAGTTTTTGCATCGTCGTCATCCTCTTTCTTTTTCTTTTTGTCTTTGCTAGCAACCACCCCAAAAGTAGCTAGAGTTCCTGTAAAGACAGAGGCAATAAAAGTAGGATCAATCTTATCCTGTTTAGGAAAAATAGGGATTGTTACATAGTTTAGAGTTAGTATACTGGCTGCCCATAATAAAATTAGAAGGCGGACTACTGCCGACATACCTTCGTCCCACCACTGATAGCCATCGTGGTCTTTCTTGTCCATTATGGAACGTATAAACTTACCCATATCTATTTAGTAATATACCCCTTCTCTATCAACCACTTACGGGTCAATGGTGTAGGTTCAATCTCTTCCCACATAGGTTTGTCTGAAGCACAAGCACGAAGAGCTTCCATTGTCATACCAGCAGTCTTACCTGCCCACCATGCTTCTGCTTCCCAAGGAACCATTGCTTTTGGATAGGTACGCTCTGCTGTATTTCTCCACAATTCAGGAACATCTTCTTCTGGTTTAATAATAGCAGCAAAACTATTATCCATCGATCCTCCCATACAATCTTGAGCAGCGTGCCATCCTTCATGTCTCATCACTGCTATTAGCGTGCCAGGACGATCCATATGAGCAGCATTTAAGAAGAACCTATTGTATTGCGTATGATAAAGTCCTCTAACTCCAGGTTTAAAATTCTTTGGACCTGCTATAAACACGTCAACTCCGACCTGATTAAGGTAAGTGAGCATGTAGTTGAACTCGTCAGCAATAATAGTATACCGACTAGGATCATCGTAAAGAGAAGATACATCAAGTAAACTGAAAACTTGGTAGACTTCATCAGTACATTCCCGTAAAATCATACACCCCATCGCTTCAATCGTGAAGGGTGTTACATCTGGTTGACTGCCGTTGCCAACAATATCCCCACTATCTACTTTTTGACTGAGGACCGGGTTCTTATTTGCTAGAGCAGGTACAGCGAGGGTAAGTGCCGCTGCCACACTAAGAATTGTCTTTATCATAGTTTAAAATCCTATACACTACATATCCTACCATACAAAGAAGCAACATGATACTAAAGATCACACTCCAGGTAGGGTCATTGATGTCATTCAGTGGTCTCAGTAGAAGATTCATATAGTTTAATGAAGTAATCAGCATCGACAACAGCAAGAGGTTTCTTACCGTTCTTTTTCATAATAAGAAGGGGTTCATATTTACCACAGTTTGCTACTGCCTGGTCATAAGCATCCCAGACATTTAACTTCTCTACGTTTTTACATTCGATAGAGTGTGGAAACTTTTCTCTTGCTGCTCGAGCCATGATTAGATCCTCTCCACCAGCACCCATAGACCTTGATTCAATGTCTTCCGGATGGACCTGTAGCACCTCTATAAGACGCTCACGAACCCACTGCTGTAGTCTCCTACCCTTAGCCTTAGCAGACTGAGTTTTCATAAAAAAATACCCCTCAATGGGGGTATTTATGTTAGGTCAGTGGGTCATCCCACGGATCTGGTATTTCCATTTTATTGCTTGGATCATAAAAGCTTCTGCTAGACTGCTCGGGCCCAGTTTCAGCAGTTGCCAATCTCTGTCGGGCAGGTCTGGGTCTGCCAGTGCTGCCCGCTTCCACTCCGGTATCATAGTTTGAAACCGCTGAACGTATCTTTCTTGATATCCTGTTTAATACCGCCAATAACATAACTTTCTACCTCTGTCTCTTGTGGTGCTACTTGCATAGATTTTGAATTCAACCAATGCTCTGTCCAAGGAAGAGGATTATTGCTAAGAGGTACATCAAATACTGGTTTGAGACCAATCGCTTTCATACGACGGTTAGCAACCCACTCAACATACTTGGAAAGTAATTTATCATTCAACCCAATCATAGAACCACCTTCAAATAAGTAGTTTGCCCATGCTTTCTCCTCCTCAACACATGTTTTGAACATGTTAATAACAGTTTTTTCTTGTTCTTTAGCAATCTGCTTCATGTCGGGGTCATCTCCCGCTGCCCACTTGTTCAGAATATTCTGAGTCAGGACCAGATGCTGTTGTTCATCACGGGCAATCCAACCAATAATCTTAGCGTTGCCTTCCATTAGTTTTAGTTCACCGAAAGCAAACGAACAAGCAAAAGAAACATAGAATCTGATACCTTCCAAGATATTGACGTTAGCAACAGCAAGATATAGTTTGGTCTTCAGATCATACAGCGTGTCTAACCCCGCTGGAACGCCCTCCAAGGCGTGTTCCCACATGTTTCCAGCATCATAGTCATGTGCTACACTAATAAAATCGTCATATGCCTTGGTAACACTAGCAGCTCTGCTTAAAATAGCTTCGTCTTCGATGATAGAATCAAGAACTTCTGATGGATTAGGGTAAATGTTCTTGATAATGTAGGTATAGGACTGTGAATGAATCATCTCCATAAACTGCCACACATTCATGGCAGATTCTAATTCAGGTAGTGAACAGTAAGGCATAAAAGCCATCCCAGGACCACGCCCTTGTACAGAATCCAAGAGGATCTGGTACTTAAGGTTACTAGTGAAGATGTGTTTCTGTTGATCTGTAAGTTTCTGGTAGTCGGCACGATCTTTTTGTAGATTTGCTTCTTCTGGTCTCCAAAAATATCCAAGTTGTGTCTGAGTAAGTTTAGAAAATACCGGATACTTTGCTTTATCAAAACGTTGAATTCCTAGTGGTTTACCAAAAAACATGGGTTGAGTGGTGGTATCAACAGTGTCAGTATTAAACACAGTCATACCCTTCACAGATGTCTGGGGCATTTTCTCTCCGGTGGTTCTAAAGTTAGTTGTTGTCACTAAGATTTTCTCCTGCTAGTGTTTTAATTATTTGTTTAAAGGTTGGATAGGTAATGATATTAAATATCTCCTTTGTTTTTCCCAAAGAGATCATTCTTTCTATTCTATGTTTTCCATCCACCATTCTATATTTAAGCTTATGGGGATTTGGACAGTTCTCTACTAGAATACAAGGGTATCGTATGTTACTATTTTTATAATATTCCCCATCACAGCATACACATTTCATTCTTCTCATTGTCATGGGGAGGTCTCTACCCTTAAAAGAGATCTCCCCAAAGTCTACCAGTTTCTGTGAAGATATTAGAGGAATGAGATCTTTTATTTTTACACGAACATCTTTGTTCGTAATATCTAAAAGTCTCCAGTCCCCATACACAGGATCTAATCGAATGGAATGAGTTTTATCATACCATTCTTTCATCAGATCTTACAAGCATCACAGTCACCATCCATAGGATCATGGATATCACTAATTCCAAACTCATCAAGTAGATTGTCTAATTGTTTTTGTTCTTCTGTTCTACTGTCATCAGAATCATCCTTACCATCATATGTGTTTAGATAATAAGAGGTCTTCCATCCATACTTGTAAGTATTCAAGAAGTCTTCTGCTATGACAGACATAGGCACTTGATTATCTTCATAATGTTCTGGATTGTAAGACCAGTTACCACTAATTGCCTGATCAAAGAACTTCTGAATGATAGCAATGTTTTTAATGTATCCCTCATTGCTAGGCATATCCCACAGCAAACTGTACTGTTTTTTCAGGGTAGAATACTGAGGAACAACCTGCTTAATAGGTCCTTTCTTTGATTTTTTAATGGACAGGTATCCTCTAGGAGGCTCGATTCCGTTTGTGGCATTTGACACAACGGAACTGCTCTCCGAAGGCATCTGTGCCGACAGTGTTGAGTTCCGTAAACCATGTTCCAAAATGGACTCTCTAAGACTTTCCCAATCATGCCTGAGTTCTACAAGGGGTACTAATTCGTCAACATCTTTCTTATATGTATCAATGGGAAGAACTCCCTCAGAATACTTAGTACGATCAAAATACCCACAGGCACCTTTCTCTTTAGCAAGTTCATTAGATGCTTTGAGTAGATAGTATTGGAAAGATTCTGTCAGTTCATGTGTCATTCTCCACGAACCTCTCTCCCAATACTTAGCATCACATCTAGCAAGGAAGTGAGCATAACCAATGAAACCAATGCCAAGAGACCTACGATTCTTTGTGCTAATTTCTGCTGCTCTAACTGGATAGTCTTGATATTCAATCAACTCATCTAAACCACGAACAGCAAGATCACATAGTTCTTTTAGATCTGTAGTGTCAGTAATTCTACCAACATTGACAGCAGAAAGAATACAGAGAGCAATCTCTCCCTCTTCATCATAAAAATCTTGAATTGGTTTTGTAGGGAGAGTAATTTCTTGACAGAGGTTACTCATCCAAACTTTATCTAAGAAGGAAGAGTGCTCATTACAGTGATCAATATTCATGATGTAAATACGACCAGTTTCTAGACGCTCCTTCAGCAGATCCATGATCAATGATTGACAGTTTACTCTCTTTTGAGGAACGTCTGGATCGAACTCGTAAGCCTCATATAGTTTATCAAACTCAGGAGTTCCAAAAGCATCCAGCAAACCTGGAACATCGTGTGGACTGAAGAGAGAAATGTCTTCCCCGGAGATAAATCTTTCGTAGAATAGTTTGCTGACTTGGATAGAGTAGTCAAGTCCACGTACTCTGTTATCTTGTGTCCCTTTATTGTTCTTAAGTACAAGGATGTCCTCTATTTCTTGGTGCCAGATTGGGAAGTGGACAGTAGCTGATCCACCTCGGATTCCATTTTGTGTACAACTTTTGACAGTTGCTTCAGACCTTTTAAGGAATGGGATAATGCCTGTGTGGATAACTTCTCCCCCGTTGATTTTGCTGTTGACCCCACGGATTCTGCCCATGTTGAGGCCGATTCCCGCCCTTTGACTAACGTAATCAAAAACAGCCACGTCACTATGACCGATAGAAGGCTTGGTGTCATCAACATCAACAAGAACACAGCTTGCATATTGTCGAAGCTTAGTTCTAAGCCCTCCCATGATAGGTGTGGGGAGCGAAATTTTGAATTTGGAGATGGCATCGTAGTATTTCCTAACGTAAGATAACCTTGTTTCCTTTGGATACTCAGCAAATAATGTCATGGAGATGAGCATGTACATATACTGAGGGGTTTCGTATATGGTTGCAGTGCTTCTATCCTGCACGAGGTACTTATCAACGACTTGACGTAAACCCGCATAAGCATACAAGTAGTCACGACTATGATTAATCCAACCATTAAGTTTGGACCATTCATCATCATCATATTTATCCAGGATTTCTTCATCATAAACTTTTAATACAGTAGCATTGTATAGAACTACATCATAAAGTTTTGGCATACCTTCCCTCCAAACCTTTTTATCAAAGACTTGTTTACGAAGTCCAAAGAGAAGCAGACGAGCGGCAACATACTGATAGTTAGGAGCATCCAAACTAATCAGATCACTAGCGGAACGAATAAGAATTTCCTGAATTTCGTTAGTAGTGATGCCATCGTAAAATTGAATGCCTGAATTCATTTCTACCTGTGAAGCAGAAACTCCAGCAAGATCATTACAAGCTTCTTCAACCATTTTATGAATCTTGTCAAGATCAAGGGGTTCTACAGAACCATCACGCTTGGTTACATTAATAGTGTCTGTGCTCATACTTTTTTCCATTCGTTAAATTTTAGTTGTGCTGTGAGTCCGTTGTAAGTGTTAGATTCTATCACATTCTGAACGTCGTGTCCAGCAAGAATCATATCGTTAATATCTTTTTGTTTTATATTCTTAGGCCAGATAACTACAGAGGCATTGTGTCCGATGGTCTTGGAAATCTTGGCAACGGTCTCTCTTTTTCTGGGTTCGTTATCGTAAATGTATACAAATCGATAATCAAAAGAGCGGAGGTCAACATCACCACCACACATAGCAATAGAGTTTCTAATGAGAGTGGAGTCGAAGGGTCCTTCTGTGACATAAACAGTCTCCTCTGGGTTTATACGATCTAATCCAAATACTTTAGGCTTAGATTCATCAAGCATAATAGTGATGTATCTAAGTTTTGCTTTGGGAAAAAGAGATCTCCCCTGGAACCCAAACATGTTTCCATCTTGATCTCTTAAAGGAATAATTATCCTGGCGCTATCTTGACGTAGGTTATCAAACGTCTCTTTCTGCTTGTTTGTCCACTCTTTAAATTTGGGACAGTAATAAAAGTAATCTAAGTCTTCAATTTTTCGATTGACAAGATACTCTCTCGCCGGGTGTTCTTTATTTAGTTCTGAAATTTTTTGAAGATCTATTTGTTTTCGTTGCCGGACACGAACATCATACTTTTTAAACTTTGGTGTTGGTGTCTGAGTATTTCTTCCAGTCATTCCATCACGATATCTATCCATGATATATCTGTCATGGAGACTAGTGTTTTGATCTTTAAGAAAATTAGTAAACGTCCTGCCCATGCCACAATTATGGCACTTGAATACATAGTCATTCTTCATCTTGAAGAGATAACCACGAGCTTTATTTTTGTTCTTCTGACTGTCCCCACAGTAAGGACACCTAAAGTTATACGTTCCCGATTTATGGGCAAACTTATCTAGTTGATGAGATACTAGTCTAATATACTGATCGTCAAGATAAGACATTTACGGAGCGTTCTACTCCGGGTATCGTAGCAGTTTTATCGAC